TTACTGTGAATGAGATTAGAGGTAGCCTGTCATGAGTTTCGGTAATGAACGCCTAGTAATTGAGAATAGATTTAAATCTCACTGGAGCTACACAACTGTAGCATGGGAGAATGTATCATTTGATATACCCAACAATACAGAGTGGGTTAGGTTCACTATCTTAAATGGTTCAAGCGCTTACAGAGCAATCAATAATCTAAAGAGACACACAGGATTAATTGTTGTTCAAATATTTGCTCCAAGAGACACAGGAACAAGTACAATAAGAAAGTATGCGGACATAGTGACAAGCATTTTTGACGGAAAGGAGTTTAGTGACGTAGTTTGTGATGTAGCTAACATTGAGACTGTGGGAACTGACGATATTTGGCATCAAGTGAATGTAACAATTCCATACTGGAGAGACGAATGAAAAACGCAATAATTTTATACCACCCAAAAGGTGGCAAAGACGGTGTAACGCCACACCCTTCAAAGATTGAAGAAATGAAGGCGAAAGGTTGGGCGGAAAAGTCTGAAACAAAATCTAAAACAAAAACTATAGTAAAGGAGCAAGACAATGGCAAATCATAAAGGTAGCGAAGGAACAGCTAAAATCGGTGCAAACTCAATTGCAGAAATTAAAGACTGGAGTATTTCAGAATCAGCAGAAACTATTGATACATCTAAAATGGGTGACTCAGCTAGAACTAAGACTGTAGGTCTAACTACAGCTAGTGGTTCATTGACTGCGTTTTGGGATGAGACTGATACTACAGGTCAAGGCGCTATAACAGTAGGTGCAGAAGTTGCATTGAACTTATACCCTGAAGGCGCAACTACAGGCGATACATTCGCTGCATTAACAGCAATCATTACTGAGAAAGGTGTATCAACTACACTAGACGGTATGGTTGAAACATCAGTTAGTTTTGAAGCTACTGGTGCTGTTGTTTGGGCTGCGGTTGCTTAATGGGTATTTTAGATAACGCTAAGGCTCATTTCGATAAGATTGAGACAAAAGCAATCGAAGTACCTGAGTGGGATTTTATTGTATATTCCACTCCGTTCACTATGGGAGAGAAGAAAATACTTTGGCAGTTTGCTAAGGGTGATGACTTTGAATTCATGGTACGGACATTAATTATGAAAGCGTTAGACAAGGATGGCAATAAGCTATTTGATATATCTAACAAAGTAGAATTAATGAACAACGTAGCTCCCGATGTGATTACACGGATTGTTGGCGAAATCTCGATAGTGCAGACTGTTGATGAAATGGTAAAAAACTAACAAGCGATTCCGAGTTAAAAGCAAAGTACGCCCTTGCGAATCGCTTAAATAAGTTTGTATATGAGATAGACCCGATGCCTGTTGAGGAATTTCACGGTTGGATAGCATATTTCAAAACAGAGGATAGTAATGGGTAAAAGTATAGCAACTCTCGGTATTAAGGTTGACCCTAAAGGCGCTGTAGCAGGAGCTAACAAAGCTAAGGGCGCTATCAAAGGCATTGGCAACGCAGCACTGAAAGTCAAAAATCAGATATTCTCACTCAATGGTGCTTTAGGCGCTTTGGGTGTTGGTATGGCTGCCAAGTCTGCCTTAAAGTACGCTTCTTCTATTGAATCATTAAGAGTTCAGCTCAAGTTCCTTACAGGTAGTACAAGGGATGCAGGAAAGGCTTTTGACTATATGCTTGGCTTTGCTAAGTCAGCACCTTTCTCTCTACAACAAATTCAAAAGGCATCACCTTCATTATTGACGGTTGCCGATGACGTTGATGAGTTAAATGCTCTGATGGAGATAACGGGTGATATTGCTTCTTCATCTGTACTAGACTTTCAATCAGTAGCTCAACAGTTACAGAAAACCTTTTCAGGTGGTATTGCAGCAGCAGACCAATTCAGAGATTCAGGTGTTAAGTCGCTTCTAGGATTTGAAGAGGGCGTTCAATATACGTCTGAACAGTCTAAGAAACACATTATGTCACTTTGGTCAGAGAGTAAAACTTCTTTGAAGGGTGCTACTAAAGACATGGCTAACACCTTCCAAGGTCAAGTGTCAATGATGGGCGATGCGTGGGATGAGCTACAACTTAACTTCATGGAGTCGGGTGTTTTTGATGACACTAAAGCCTCCGTTCAAGAAATAACAGAGTGGCTTAGAAGTCCTGAAGTTATTCAAGGTGCTAAAGATTTAGGTGCAGGTGTTAGGGAAATAGCGCTTGGTATTAAGGATACTGCTAGTCAGTTGAAGGCGTTGCCACCTTGGATGTTAGAGGCTGGCGTATTAGTTGCGTTCTTTGGTGGTAAAACTGGAAAGGGCGCTCTACTATTGTTAATAGCATTTAGTGAGGAAGTTTCAAACATTGCCCGAGCTATAGACGCTATGTCTTTAGTTAATATGCGTACAGAGCAAGCTATTTATCTTGAGCAACTAGGTGAGATAACCAGTAAAGAAGGCGAGCTGACCAAAGAAGAGCAAGCTAGAGTTGATATATTGAGAAAGAAGGTCAATATTCTTAACGAACTGATGCTTGCTGAACAAGGTCGTATTGAATCGCCTTTAGGTGCTAGTGCTTCGTTGAATCCACAAGGGTTTACAAATGTTGACATGGCACAGCCTGACCCTGTGATGATTGACCTTATAGCTAATGACGCTGAGGAAGCAGAAAAGATAAAAGGTAAATTAGGTATTCTTACAGAGAAGACAGAAAAATATAAAAAATCTATTATTGGTGTTGGTGTTGAAACCTCTAAGCGTCAGAAGCTAGAGAATGACTTCTTAGAAGAGAAACTCAGAATCCAAGAATACGTTACAGCTAATGGCATATCATCAGAAGATGAGGCTAAACAATTATTGAAGGTAACTACTGCTTATGAAGATGCGGTGAACCGTATGGACGAGCTAGATGTTGGAAAGAGAGTAGAGGCTATGGCAGGAATCATGGAATCGTCTATTACTGATATGATTATGAATATCGGAAACGGTGCTACCTCATTGAAAGATACTGTGAAAGATATGGCTAGAGCGATACTAGCTGAGTTCGTTAAAATATCAGTCGCTAGACCTATGGCTAATGCTATGGCTAGTGGCTTCTCAGGAATGTTCAGAGCAGACGGTGGTACTGTTACAGGTAATCAACCTTATGTAGTTGGTGAAGAGGGTGCTGAGTTATTCGTTCCAAACAAGACAGGTACAATTATTCCAAACGATGCTATGTCATCAGGTGGTTCAAGTGGTGGTGAGAGTAACGTAAGTGTTAGTTTTAATATCACAGCAAACGACACAACAGGTTTTGATGATTTATTAGACTCACGTAGAGGTATGATTGTAGGTATTATTAACCAAGCAATGAACGATAGAGGACTCACAGGAGTGACCACATAATGGCATACCCAACTACACCAGTATTTCAGTCAGTAAACCTAAAGTCTGTAGATAAGACTTTGACATCTATGACCGTGAACGGTAGAACTCAGTCAAGGAAACTGGCGAGTCAGTATTGGGAGTTCTCAGCTAAATATCCACCTATGACCCAAGCAGACTTTATGCCTGTATTTGCTTATGTAATGCAACAACGTGGTCAATCAGAGACGTTCACTGTAAGAATACCTGTATTAGAAGACGCTAGAGGCACAGCATCAGGAACTTTTAGAGTTAATGGCGCAAAGGCATCAGGGCAGACAACAATTGTAGTAGATGGAATCACTGGAACTATCGTTGAAGGTGATATGATTAAATTTACCCATGATAAGGTATATATGGTTGTCAGTCATACCGAGACAGGGGGTAACACAACATCTATCGATATACAGCCTCCTCTTCGCTCTAGTGTAGCAAATGACCAAGTAATCGCATACGATAACGTAACAATGAAAGTTAGACTAAAAAATGACGTTCAATCGTTCGGTTTGAGTAATGATAATTTAATGAGATACGAAGTAGACTTCATTGAGGCACTATGAGTAGGAGTGTTCACGCTTCTGTAATAACGGAGCTTGCTAAGGATTCAGTAAAACTTTGTCACATGATTGAGATTCATCTCTCTTCTACATCTTATATAACAGACTCAGGTCAAGACATTGTTTATGGTGGAAACACTTATCTAGCTAGTAGTCATTTTTTGGATGTATCTACAATTAAAGAAGACTCAGAGGTAAGAGTTGGAACTTCTAAGGTTAGATTGTCAGGCGTAGAGCAATCGTTCATATCAGCATTATTAAGCAGTTCTTACATATCTAAACAGTTGATAGTTTATAGAGCTTATTTAGATGATAACAGTGCTGTAATAGGAACTCCAGTATTGATTCATGACGGGCGCATATCTGAATTTGACATTATTGACACCCCTGAAAGTTCAGTAGTTGAGCTAGGTGTGTCTTCTCATTGGTCAGACTTTGAAAAGAAAGCAGGTAGACATACAAATAGTAATTCACAATCATTATTTTTTACAGGTGACAAAGGTTTTGACTTTGCTGCCAATATTGTTAAAGACCTAAAGTGGGGTAGAGCGTAATGTTTGAATGGTTTGTAAGTTTTATAGTATCTGCTGTTATATCATGGCTATTAACACCTGATATTGAAGACAACGACCAATCAGATAACGATGGCGCACTATTAAATAAACAAAGTAATAATGCTCAGATACCCGTTATTTACGGTGAGCGTAAAGTTGGTGGAACAAGAGTATTTGTAGAAACATCAGGTACAGATAATCAATACTTATATATTGCCTTGGTATTATGTGAGGGTGAGGTTTTTGACATTGGTGGTGTTTATATTAATGACATACTCTCAACCAACAGTAAATTTAGTGGATTAGTTACGATTAATAAACACTTAGGTTCTGATACTCAGACAGTTGATACAACACTTTTAAGCGCACCTAGTTGGACTTCAGACCATACATTGAAAGGTGTAGCTTACTTAGGTATTAGACTTAAATGGGATAGAGAAGTATTTGGCTCAATTCCTAATATACACGCTGTAGTTAAAGGGCGTAAGGTTAGAACATTTAACAGTAGTGGTGTATTAAGCACTACTGAGAGTTATTCAACTAACCCTGTTGAATGTATGTTGGATTATTTAACGAACACAAGATATGGTAAAGGATTAGGGGTAAGTGATTTTGAATCAGGCTACACCTCTTTTTATAATTCTTTTCAGGTTGCTGATGCCTTAGTTGAGTCTTACTCAGGTGGTTCTTATATAAACACATTTAACTGTAATGCTATTTTGAGTACAGACAACACCTTAATGAGCAACGTGAAGATATTGCTTAACGGCATGAGAGGCTTAATGCCATATACTCAAGGCGTATATAAGTTGATTATAGAGAACACAGGAACAGCATCTTTTGCATTTACAGAAGACCATATTGTTGAAGGAATCAGCATAACTGGCGAGAAAAAAGGTACAAGATACAATAGAGTTATTGCTACTTTTGTTAATAAAGATAACAATTGGCAAGAAGACCAAGCAATCTACCCTGAAGGTGGAAGTTCAGAAGAGACAACATTACTAGCAGAAGACGGTGGAGTTGAGCTAGAGAAGAGAGTTAGGCTACCGACCATGACAAACATCTACCAAGCAAGAAACACTGCTAAGACTGTTGTTAATAAATCAAGACAAGATATTAAATGCTCATTCTTATCAACAGGTGAAGCTCTACAAACTAGCATTGGTGACATTGTTTCTGTTTCACACAGGACACCAGGTTGGTCAGCAAAGTTATTCAGAGTTATAAACTTATCATTGAAAGCAGATGGCAATGTTATTGTTTCTTTATCAGAACACCAAGACACGGTTTATCCTTGGGCAGATACAGGAGAATACGTTGTAATCCCTGATACAAACTTACCTGACCCTTTTAGTGTGTTACCTGTGACAAGTGTAACCGTATCAAGTGGTGAGAATTATCAGGTAACAAATGGAGATGGCTCAACAAGCCCTAGAATCTTAGTTGCTTGGACAGAACCAACAGATAGCTTCGTTGATAAATATGTTATTCAAGTAAGGACAGCAAATGGAACTCCTAGTGAATACGCATGGGATATAGAGCATACTACTGATAGCACTCCTTTGTACATTACAGGTGTAGCATCAGGAACGACTATTGATGTACGTGTTAAATCTATGAACTCAATGGGCATATCTTCAGGATGGACTCAGATTAACAGTCATACTATCGCAGCATTAGTGGGTGGAGGTTCAGGTGGTACAACTTCATTCTCTCAAAACGAGCCACCATCAGCAGATATTGAAGCAGGTGATATTT